GTAGAATTATCTACGTTGATAGCTAAATAAGGAGAAAGAAACACATGGCAACTCAAGATTACGCCGCAAGTATTCAAGGCGTGTCCATTCGGGTTACTCGCCTCGATGCGGCCGGTAATCTTCTGAATGGTGCGGGAGACAGCTACACTACGTCAGCTTTCATCCGCGTATCATTTACGCCTGAATATGAAGAAGGAGATGAAATTACAGAGAAGGCTGCTGATGGCACCGTCTGTGTAGTTTACAAGTCCCCAGATACGCTAAAGCGTATCACGATGGAACTGGCAATTTGTGAGCCAGATCCTGAACTAACACAACTTTTGTCCGGTGGCCTTTTGCTTCGCAAAAACACTGGAACATTCGCAGCACCAGATCGCAAGTCAATCGGTTGGTCTTCACCAGCTGTTGGTGATGATCCTGCAGCAGCAGGCGTTGCCCTTGAGTGCTGGTCGTTTGCAATTAAGGATGGAAAGAAGAGCTCAACTCTTCCTTACTTCCACTGGGTATTCCCTTACGTCAAGATTCGTCAATCTGGCGACCGTGTAATTGAGAATGGTTTGCTTGCAAACACATTCGAAGGTTATGGTCTTGGAAACACGAACTTTGGTTCAGGCCTTGATGAGCGCTGGGAGTTCCCAGTTGCAACAGAGCGTCCATACTCATATGCACGCGCTGCATGGGCACCAACAGGTCGTAACGGTTTCTATACCTGGCACCCAGATATTACAAAGTCAGTAAACAACAAAGCTTTATCAAGCAACATTGCAACTCTGACAACCTCAACAGCTCACGGCTTTGAGGTTGGCGATACAGTAACTGTGAGTGGCATTGATGCAACATTCAATGGTACCTTCACAATTACCGCAACACCAAGCACAACAACCTTCCGCTATGCTAAGACAGCAGGAGACGTTGGTTCAGTTGCAGTGAGCCCAGTAGGAACAGCACTAGTTCCAACCAACAGCCGTGCAGTCACTGACTTCACAAGCCAAGGTTCAACAAGTGCGTATAACGTTCCTGGAAACAATGATTACAACGCCGATCTACCAATCGACTTCATCATTGCTTCATCTGAGGATCCAGTAGCGTAGTTTCGTAATTTGGGCGGTGTGCCAATGTGTAAATATATGTACACAGGTACACCGCCCGTTTTACTAATAGGACAAGAAGGACGGGTATGAGTAATCTTTGGGTAACACCAGAAGAGCTTGGCAGCTACGCCAACTCAGAGTTTGCCTACGAGGCATGCAAATCGGCCTCTGGTCTTCTCTGGGCAATGTCAGGTCGCAAGTACAGTGGTGTAACAACTGTAACTGAGCGCTACGTATGCCAAAACCGTGTATTTCGTTTAGGTGCGTCTGTAAACACATATCAAGCCTTATTGCTTGACGGCGCAGTATTTAACATTCCATCTGATGAATTTGATAATTTTAATGACCGTGTTGTTGACGGCCTCTCTCCAGAGTCACGTATTCGTCTTCGTGGTCGTCCTGTAACAAAGGTTCACTCAATTCGTCGCCGTGACGGAATCATCATTGACCCATCGGCGTACTACCTCGTAGATCACTCTACTATTCAGGCAGCGACAGGTGTCCCATGGACTCCATGTAACCTTGAGGTTACCTATTCATACGGAACCTACCCTCCAACAATGGGTAAGATGGCTGCTCGCACTCTAGCCATTGAGTTTGCCAAGCTATTTGCAGATGACGATGACTGCGCCCTTCCACAACGTGTTACCTCAATTGCACGCCAAGGCGTTTCCTACACTCTTCTTGATAATCAAGACTTTATCGAGGAAATGCGCACAGGAATTTACATGGTTGACCTGTTTCTTAAGTCGGTTAACCCTGATAAGGCAAGAACTAAATCTCGTGTCTTCTCTCCCGACGTTCCTCGCGGTCGTCGCTATACTCCAAAGCCTCTTCGTCTTGGTACAAGCGAGTTGGATATGGCAATTACCTCTACAGGAGGTACCGTAACAGTTCCTCTTGAGTATATTGCCGCTGAGTTCTTAGTAGAGCAAGGCGACTGGGTTCCAAATCTTATTATCCGTAACTATGGAGAAACAAAGCAGCTTGATCTTGACCAAGGAGCAGTAAGTATCGACGAGGCAGCGTATGACATCACGTTTAACATTGCCTACAACGATGCTCTTCGCACTATGGGCATGGTAGATCCTGGAACGTATGATCTTTATGCATCACGTCCAAGCGTAGAAACACCGGGAACCACCGAAACCGTTCTTATCTGCTCTGGAAACGTAAGATTCCAGTTGGCTAACTCTAGTATCAATGCTTTTAATATCGGTGGAAACTAAAAAGTAAATACAAAAGGAGAAACGACGAATATGAACAGCATTAGCGCTCCAAACCCTTTTAGAGCCAAAAGTAAGGGTGCTCAGTCGCGTTTAGAGACACTTTCACAGGTGCCCGAGGCTAATTCCACAGGCGAGAAATAGGGTTTATACATGTCCTCTCTATACGATGTATCTAACGTAGATCCAGACGCACTTAACCTTAAAAACATGATGGATCAAGTCCTTGAGAAGGTTACCTCTGTGTTTACTTCTTATGGAGTACCTCTTCCATCACGTTGCTACTGGACAATGGGAGAACCTGCAATTGACTGTGAACAACTAGTCGTTTCGTTTGTTCAACTGTACCTTGGAACTCCAGGTGACCAGGCTGCAACTCCTCAAAGATGCCATATGCCGAGAACAGCTGTTCTTACAATCTCAATTGCTCGTGAAGTTCCTGTTGTTGGACAAAATGGTCGCCCTCCTTCAGGAGAAAAGATCGAGCAAGGCTCGTATCTTTCTTCTGTTGATGCCTGGGTTCTTATGGAGTCAATGAAACAATTTGATCCTTGGGATGATGGTATCCCTGGAATGGGTGTTATCGCCACAGTTGATGCTTCAACTGCAGAAGGCGGTTTTCAGGTTGTAAACATGCAACTATCAGTGGTGGTTCCATAATGGCAGTTAAGGTAATTCTTTATCCAGGACCAATGGACATGATGTTAAAAAGTCCAGTTGGTGAAGTTGGTAGATTTCTTGCTGGTCGAGCAAGACTAATTGTCATCGGTGCAAAAAGGCAGGTTGGCAAAAAGACTAGAAGGCTACAACAGTCAATACACAGTCGACAAAGCAGGACTGCATACGGGCAGATGGTTTGGATTGGCTCAGAGGTAAAGTATGCGCTTGCTCATCATGAAGGAACAAAGCCTCACATAATCAAGCCTAACAAGGCGAAGGCACTTAGGTTTACAGCTGGTACGCGAGTGATCTACTCTCGTGCTGTAAGGCATCCAGGTACTCGTGCAAATCGTTACCTGAAAGACCAGTTGTATATTGCAGTACTTTGATAAAATAAACTAGAGACAACCGTCTCAAGACACACGAGAAAAGAGAAATAAATGACTAATAGATTCAAAGACTTTGGCGGTGGCACAGATGTACAAAAGAAGCCATTGTCATTCAAACTTCACGAAGAGGAGTTTAATTGTGTTCCAGTATTGCAAGGTAAGCTTTTGCTTGACCTTGTTGTAGATTCTTCATCAGAGGCTCCAGAAGCAGCTGCAAAGGTAATTACCTCATTCTTTAAGCATGTTCTACAAGATGAAAGTTACACTCGCTTCGAGGCGCTTTTGTCTCATAAGGAAAAAATTGTCTCAGTAGAGACTCTAGGTGAGATCACCGGTTGGTTAGTAGAAGAGTACACAAACCGCCCGGAAGAGCAGCCAGAGCTCTCCTCTCCTGGGCAGTAGACCTCTGGTATTACGTGAACGGAAGAGCATTGGTAAACGGACTTCAACTAGCAAGCATGCCAGCAAGTGACATGTTAGACGTCATTCATTATTTCTTTGAAGATGATCTAAACTACTCAACTGCTGAGCAGGCTGAAGCTAGAGACAAGACGCGCGACTCAATATATGCGGAGCTGTATGACAGCACGTATAAATACAGTCGTCAATCTTCCAGTAGAACTTATGAGCCTTTATCAGAAGATGAGATAAGCGCTGCTGAGGAAAAGATGCCTGAACCGTTCAACCCAGCCCAAAGACCAAAGGCTTACATTGCACCAACAAACTTTGATGAAAACTCAACAAAGCCTTTTGGAAATATACTGGACGCACCACTCTAAAAATTAAGTAACAACCAAGAAAGGAGGTGAGAGAAAATGGCACTTGTCGGCGAGGCACATATAGTTGTTCGTGCTATAACAAGCGGAGTAGCAGGCGACATCAAGAGAGGCTTTAGCGGTCTTGGTGACATCGGTGATAGCGCTGGAAAAGACGTCGGAAGAAGCTTTAGCAGAGGCTTTGCTAAAAATAACAAGAGTATATTTGATAGTAGTTTTATCAAAAACGCCATTGCGACAAACAAGCAACTTGTTTCTCTCACTCGAACAGGTAGAACAGTCGGTACTGGTCTAGCTGCTCTTGCCTCAGGTCTTGGCGCGCTTATATCATCAGTAGTTGCATTAGGCGCAAGTGTGGCTGCGGCTGGTCCGTCTCTTCTTGTGTTTGGTTCAATTCTTTCTTCTGTAGGAATAGCAGCTATAACTGCCAAACTAGCATTAGGTGGAGTAGGCGCGGCTGTAGGTAAGCTTAATAAGGCAAAGACAAAGGCCGCAAAGGACGATACTGCCGAGAAGCGTCGTGTTGCTGATGCTGAAAAAGCTCTTGCTCGTGTTATTGAAAGAAATGCTGAAGATGCTTTACAGTACGATGCAGACTTAATAGAATCTAAGAAAAAAGTAACCGACGCACAGACTGAACTTACCAAGGCAATTGAAGAAGGAAACGAGGAGCTTCAACAACTTGGCTTTGACGCAGAGGACGCTGCCCTTGCCGAGAAGAAGGCAGCGCTTGAACTTGAAAAGGCTCGTGAAACCTTACAGCGCGCTCAGGATCTTCCACCAAACTCTCGTGCTCGTAAAGAAGCTGAGCTTGCATACGCTCAGGCTGAACTTGGTCTACGTAAGGCAAAGGACGCAAACGCAGATCTTGCAGCAGAGCAACTACGTCTTTCAAAGACAGGTGTAGACGGCACTCAGGTTGTTATTGACGCAAATGAAAAACTAAATGATGCTAAGTTTGCTCAAGCTGAACTAGAAGCAAATAGATTAAAAGAAGTTCGAGATGGCTTGCGCGCAGAGAAAGATGCCACCTTAGATCTAAAGAGAGCTAATGAAGATCTTGCAAAAGCACAAAAGGGCGGTGAAGGCGGAGCTGATGACCCGCTTGCAGGTCTAACAGAGTCACAGAAAACATTTGCAAAGTTTATCTCTAGTCTAAAGCCAAAGGTTGAGGAGCTTAAGGAAGCTGCAGCAGGCGCATTTCTTCCTAAACTACAACAAGGCATTGAACTAGTTGCAGACAAAGGATTTCCTGTTATTAAGCAAGGTGTTACTGAGGTTGGAGATGCTCTTGGTGACGCATCAATTTCAATTGCAGAGGCAATAACAGAAGCTGGAAATCTAAAGGATCTTGCCACAGTATTTACAGACTCAGCAACAAACATTCGCACCTTAGGTGACATCGTTGGAAACGTTTATGGAATTATTCTTTCTACTCTTGTTGCTCTTCAGCCTGTGACTGAGAGGTTTCTTGGTTTCTTAGAGAAAGTAACAAAAGACTTCGAGACAAGTCTTGACACCGAAGAAGGTAAGAAAAAGCTTGAGGATTTCTTTAATACCGCAGGAGACGTTGCCGCGGAAATTGGACAGGTATTCAAGGAGGCGTTTGGATCTCTTGGTGTAATTATCAAGGCGAACGTTGGTCCAGGAACTGGCGGGCAAGAATTACTTGACTGGCTTGAAACAAGCTTAAAGGACTTTAAGGAATTCGGAAAGACCGTTGAAGGGCAAGACCAACTTAAGAAGTTCTTTAAGGACTCCGCAGATAACGGAATTGCCGCTGCCGAGGCAATTGGCGGATACGGACTAGAGGTTATCAAAGCTGGAGCAGATCCAAACGTTAAGAAGTTCTGGGATCAACTAGCAACTGGCACTGATAGCTTTGCCACAATTCTTAAAAACTCAAACGAGGCTGCTCCGTCATTAGCTACTCTTGCAACTAAGCTTCTTGAGATCGTTGCAATCTTTACAGACGCTGGTGCTATACAGGTGTTCTTTGACACCTTGTCAAAGGCCGCGGACGTTGTTATTAAGGTAATGGAAAATCCAATTGTTAAGGAAATTGTTACAAGGGTTGGCCAAGTATTGGCATTCTTCTCAGCAATTGGACTTGTCTTTACAGCTCTTAAGTTTGGTGTTACTGGCGTAATTGGTGGATTTGCTAAAATTGGAGCAGCGGTCAGCAAGGGTGTTGGATTTGTTAAGGATCCATTTGGCGCGTTAAGAACAGGATCAACAGCGACTCGCACAGAGTTCCAAAAGCAGATGGTTGTTGACAAGCAAAAACAAGCTGCTATGGGCGGAGTTGCAACTGCTAGCACACGCGCGGCGACTGGAATTCGTGGCGT